AGGACTCAAGCGTGAAACAGCCGCCTCCAGTTCCGCATCGGACAAGGTAGAGAAATTATTCAGCAGGTTGCCGTATTCGGTCATCGAAACCTTGGCGGCGGCGGCCTGTTCGCCGGGCGTATAAACCAATTGCCAAGCCGTCAGAAACGATACCGAAAAGCCCAGCAGCAGGGGCGGAAGCAGCGAAGACACCACCGCCATTGCCGACAGCAGCAGCAGAAACGCGATCAGCTTGTCAATCCGCGAATACCAACGGTAGGCAAGGCGGTGCAGGAAAAAGGAATAAGCCACGATATCGGCCAATTCCTGCCGGCGGGTTACTACGGTATCAGTTTCAGACATTGGAAATCCTTATTTTCCCTTCCCTCCGCCGGGCGGCTGAACGCTTACCGGGGTAGGCTTGGACGGCACGCTGGCACGGCTGGAACCGGCAGGCTGGTTGTGAGTAGTGCCGCTTGGCGGACGGGATGATTGGTTAGACATATTTCACCTCTTTGTGGTGGGGTTGATTGGTACTCGTATCTTACCACGACGCAAGCGTGCGTTAAACGCCAAGCCGTTGCAAGGACGGCAAAAATTTGAAACCCCTGCCATGCGGCAGGCCGACAGAAAAGGAAAATACCTATGAAAACCTACCCGGTCATGCTGCCGTGCCACGGCGGCGAAGACGTCAAAGTCGCCTCCATCGCCGAAACAGTAGATGGACGGTGCACCATCAAAATACGAACCCACATTCAAACCAACAACAAGGCGGACGCGATAGAAATCATCCGCCAACGCTGGCCGCAAGCCTATATCGGCGAATCGGTGCGCGCACTCGACTAAAGGGGCGGGGAAATGGCAAAGATTTTTAACTGGCTCCTGTTTTCAACATCCCTACTCATCATTGCCGCACACGGCGGATGCGAGGCACACCCCGCGAACACCGCGCCGCAGGCATGGAATGCTGAACAAACACAACAGGAAGCGAAAGATCGCATCGCATGGATGAAGCGCATGGATGTCGTAGAGGCTGAAGCTGCCGAAAGGGACGCGAAAGCCGCCAAAGAATTTGAAACCGCAGACCTAGCTAACTGGCATCCGCCCTACGAACCGGTGGAATAAAGATATGGAAACAAAAATCAGATGCACACGGTGCGGCAAGGAAAAGCCCGCAAGCGACTACGCCCGCAAAAACGGCAACGGAAAAATCCTAGTGAAAACCTGCAAAGCCTGCATCGAACAAAAATCCGCCCGCCGCTACGCCCTTTCGGCGCAAGCCGTAGGACTGCCGAACCACGAAACCCCGCCGATGCCCGAAATTTTGAAACCCGCCTATTGGCGGAAATATCCCTAAGCAACCAAAAGGAAACCTGAAATGGAAACCAAAGAAAAGAAAATCATCCCCGCCAGCGTGCAAATACCAAACGTAAACAGCGGATGGCTGGATGCCGAACTCGGCGAGGCAATGAGCGAAGCCGTCCGCGCCTGCCTGGCACACGGCAAACAGGCCGAAGTAACCCTCAAACTCAAAATCACGGCGCAAAACATCAGTCACGGCACGGTAAAAATTGCCCACGACGTAACAAGCAAACTGCCGAAAGAAAAACGCGAAGGCGGCATCGTTTTCGCCACTCCCGACGGCAACATCCAAGCCGAAGACCCGGCGCAAAGCAAATTAAACCTTAAAGCAGCCGAAAGCGAAGATAAACCGCTGCGATTCGTCAAAAACGGCGAAAAAACAGCTTAACCCCGCGGTGGGGAAACCCGCCGATTAACCACCTAGAAAAGGAAATCCGCAATGGAAAACCAAAAAAACATGATTGAAACCGCACTCGCGGCCGCACAGAAACCCTTTTACGAATTTACCCCGAACGGCACGCCGCTCGTTTTCACACCTGTAGGTGAAGGCGAATGGGAAGTCAAAGCCGACACTTCACTACTGGAAAAGCCCTTGCGCAAAAAAGGAGCCTTCATCCTGCATGATACCGCAAGCCTGATTAAATTTGTTCAAAAACACAAACAGGAAGGCACACAAGTTTTCATTGATGCAGACTTTAAAACAGGCCGGATATCCGTTCGCGCCGTTATCGACGGACACACCGCCACAGAAGCAGGCTGGTGCGGATTCCACGCCCATTACAATCCAATGCTCACCCCTGCCGCCTCAAGATGGCTGGATTCAAGCGGCGAAAAAATGAATCAGGCAACCTTCGCCCATTTTTTAACCGCCCACGCCCGCCACATCGTATCGAAAAACCCCGCGAACGAAGCCGCCGCCTACCCGACTGCCGCCGAAGTGCTGGATTTTGCCCTCAATCTTGAGTACACCGAAAAAACCACCTTCAAACAAGGCTACCGCGAACAAGACGGCCGCATCAACTTCACTTTCCAAAGCGAAGATTCGGGACAAACCGAAAAAAACCTGAAAGCCTTCGAGCGATTCGGCATCTCCTTTACCCCCTATCAAGGCGGAGACTCCTACTTTGTCGAAGCCCTGCTGAAATTCCGCATCGACAAAAACAGCGGCGCTCTAAACCTATGGTACGAACTGCAACAAATTGACGCCATCATCGAACAGGCCGCCAAAGACATTGCAGACGAACTGCAAAAAGCCCTGGTCGACACGGAAATCTACTTCGGCAAATTCTAAACATCACAAAGGCCGTCTGAACATACAGACGGCCAACCCAAAAAACGGCACGCCATGAATACCTGCCTAAACTGCCGCCACTGGCAAACCACAAAAATAGGGAAAAGCGGAGAACCAGAACCCGCGCCACTCCTGCAACACAAACTGGCCGCCTGCACACACGGCGAAAACTGGCACTACCTGCCGGCACGCCACACATGCCCCAAACACCAAGCCATCAGCCAACCGGCACTACAACGGCGGGAAGACAAAATCGCCGAACTGCAAAAAGGAAACCGATCATGACTCACACCCCCGCACTCGACACCGGCTTCATGCTTGCCCTGCGCTACCGTAACCCTGTCATCACACTAGAAACCGCCTGCGCTGATTTCATGCCACACCTAAGCATAGACATTGCCCGCCGCCGCGCCAAAGTGCAGACCCTACCCTTCCCCGTCTTTCAAGCCGACAAATCACAAAAAACCACCTATTTCGTCAATGTTGCCGATATCGCCGCATGGTTGGAATCTATCCGTGAAGAAGCATCGGAAACATGGACAAAAATGAACAATATGGAATAAGGATAATGCTAAACAAAGCCATCCTAATCGGCCGCTTAGGCCGCGACCCCGAAGTGCGCTACATGCCCAACGGCGAGGCCGTCTGAAAATGCGCTACGGCAGCCTGTGTAGCGGCATAGAAGCCGCATCCGTGGCGTGGGAACCGTTGGGTTGGCAGCCCGCATGGTTCGCCGAAATCGAGCCGTTCCCCTGCGCCGTTTTGAACCACCATTGGCCGCACGTCCCCAACCACGGTGATATGACGCAGCTGGTCGGCAAAATACTCAACGGCAGCGTTGAAGCCCCGGATGTTTTGGTCGGCGGCACGCCCTGCCAAGCCTTTTCCGTTGCCGGATTGCGCGGCAGTTTGGACGACGAGCGCGGCAATTTGACCTTAGTCTTGATTAGGATATTAGATGCAATTGACTTTATTCGCGCCCGAAACGGACAACCGCCCTGCATCCTCGTCTGGGAAAACGTGCCGGGCGTGCTCAATACCAAAGACAACGCCTTCGGCTGTTTTTTGGGCGGACTGGCCGGAGAAAACCTACCGCTTGAGCCGGCAGGGAAAAAATGGACGAACGCGGGTGCTGTGCTTGGCCCAACCCGAGAAATCGCCTGGCGCGTCCTCGATGCCCAATTTTTCGGAGTCCCCCAGCGCCGCCGCATCTTTGCTGTCGCAAGTGCTAGAGCAATCCGCCCCGCCGAAATACTTTTTGAGCGACAAGACCAAGCTTGGCATCCTGCAGCGGGCAGCGAGGCGGGGCAAGACCCTGCCGCCTTTGTTGAGAGCAGCTTTGGAGCGTACAAGCAATCAACCGTCTGCGGCACGGTAAGGGCTAGTGGAGGAGCTGTACAGGGCGGCAGCGAAACCCTGCTTGCCTGCCGCATGCGCGGCTTTGGCGACTATGTCCAAGACAACACCGCCGGCACCGTCAAAGCCCGCGACCACAAAGATGCCACCGACCTAATCGTCGTCCACGGACGGCAAGACCCCTGCACCTCCGACAAGGCGTTTACATTGGACTGCCAGCACAGCGGCAACACCAACGTTGTTTGCATCAATGGCAGCACCATCAACAAAGCCCCAACAGGCGGCGGCAACGGACTGGGTGTGTCCGATACCGGTATTGCCTACACCCTCACCACCACCGACCGCCATGCCGTTTCAGACGGCCTGCAGGTGCGCCGCCTGATGCCGGTAGAGTGCGAGCGCCTGCAGGGCTTCCCGGGCGGGCACACGCA